ATATTTGAAAAGCAATTTAGAGATAATAAACCTTTAACAATAGTAGGCACGGGAGAGCAACGCAGAGACTTTACTCATATTGAAGATATTGTAAGTGGATTAATTAGTATGAAAGAACTAATAATAAAATTAGAAAGCACTTTTAAAACTCCCGTATTTGAATTAGGTAGAGGAAAAAACTATTCTATTAATGAGATAGCCGATATGTTCGGTAAAAACTATCCAAGACAATATATTCCAACTAGAAAAGGGGAATATGATATTACATTAGCTGATTTAACAGCTGCAGAAACATTATTAGACTATAAACCAGTAAAAAACATAGAAGATTATGTAAAAAATATAGTAAACACTTAACAAAGAGTTAAAAAAGTGTAAAAAAAGACTTTACACGTATTGTTTTTCATAGTAATATTATACCACGATGATTAACTGTTTAATAAAAAAAGCGAAATTAACAAAAAGCGAAGGGAAGTCAAAATGAATAAAAAAGGACATTTTAATAATGAGTTAGCGTTTGGTGTAGAACTAGAACTATTAATTCCAAGAGGAGTTTCAAAGAGTTCTGTTGTAGAGGCGTTAAATAACAATCACGATATAACTTGTAAATTAGAAGGTTATGGTCACGAAACAGTAGAGCACTGGAAAATGACTACAGATTGCACGGTTAAGTCTTTAAGTCTTGGATATACTCACTACGGAAACAACGAGCTTGTATCTCCTAAGTTATATGGTCAAAATGGTAAAGAACAACTTAAAACAGTTTTAAGAGTTTTAAATGAGTTAGATTGTAAAGTAAATAAGACATGTGGTACTCACGTTCACCACGATGTTACTGACGTAATGTTAAAAAGTAAAGAAGTTGTAACATCTTTCCTTAATACTTTAATCAAAACAGTAGTTAAATATGAACATATTATCTACCGCTTAATTGCTCCTTCAAGATTAAAGAAAATTGGCCGAGGTTGGTGGACTAAGCCTGCAAGAGTTGTATTCGGACAATGGTGGGGACAAGAAATATCTGTTAAATCAATCACAAAAAAAATAGATGATAATTTAAAAATTGATTGTGACAGAAAATATGAAAATTCAGGTGCAGGAGTGAATACTAGTAACAACCCAAGAGAAACTCAAGGAAGTAGATACTGCGGTTTAAATCTAAAAAACATCTGGACCAGAGGTTCTGTTGAATTTAGATACCACCAGGGAACTTTAAGTTTTGAAAAACTTTGGGCGTGGATAGTATTTACTCAGGCTTTTGTAGTTGTTAGCAAAGAGAACAGTCGTGTAAACTTTACTAATGTTCAGACTAATGAAGCGGGTATGTTTCACCTTAGAAAAGCAATCGGTTTTATCGGTAGTAAAGATAGATGTGAAGATATAAAATTCGCTAATAAAGTGATCACAAAAAGATTTGCAGAATTAAATACTTCAGCGATGAACGCAAGCCGAAGAGGAACTAAGTATTTTAATACAATTAAAGAGCAACTACAGAGAGGAGCATAATTATGTGCGGATTAGCAGGAATTATTTTAAAAGAAAAAGACAGAGACAACGAGGCCCTTAATCGGGTCTCAAAGTCTTTTGTAAAAATGTTATACGAAGCAGATATCAGAGGTGGTCACGCTACAGGATTTGCTTTAATAGATAAGTTCGGAGATTATACTATTTGTAAAAAAGCAAAAGATGCATATAAATTCTTTGAAGATTCAGATGCCCAAGATAACATTGATTTAATTTACAACGGAGTAACTACATTAATGGGTCACACTAGATATGCGACACTTGGCTCACCAACTATTAATAAAAATAACCACCCTATACGGACAGGTCAAACTATAGGTACTCATAATGGCTCAATACATAACCATAAAGAGCTGTTTAATAAGTATGCTATGGAAAGATATGCCCAAGTTGATAGTGAAGCCATATTTAGACTATATGAAACTTCAGGCAGTATGAGTGAATTTGTTAATAATAGATTGCCAAAAGTAAGTGGTCGTGTAGCTATAGTATGGGCAGACTTAGAAAAACCAGAATATGTATATATGGTTAAAGCTAATAATCCAATTCAGATGTATTATATTCCCGAAATAGATGGATATGCTTATGGTAGCACAGATGCTATTGTTAAATCAGGTTTTAAAGTTGATTATAAAAATGCAATTACTATAAAGCCAAATACAATGGTTCGGATTAATACTAAGACACTCAAAATAGATACTAAAGAAATCACGATAAAAAAACCAAAGCCAAAGAAATTTGCTTTTTATAACAAAAAGATTGGGGCTTATGAAAGTAAATCAGAGACAGTTGAAAGATTTGTTCCTAGATTTTCATATAGTGATCAACTAAAAATGTTTAAAGCAAACGATGGTTCAACAATTAGAAAGGTTAAGTAATGAAATTATTTGTATATGGCACGCTCAAAAAGGGTGCTAAAAACCATTTTTATTTAAGAAATGCTAACTTTATAAGGTATGAAGTAATTCACGGATATGCGCTGTTTGATATTACTCATGGATTTCCTTTAATGTTTGAAGATATAACTGCCAGGAAAGTATATGGAGAGGTATATGAAATAGATGATAAGATGCTAACAGCTATAGATGCACTAGAAGGAGAGGGTAAGTTTTATAAAAGGATATATGATAGTAAATTAGATATGAGCTATTATGTGACATTAGATAAAGATAAATTTAAAAATAATTACTATAAGCTGACTAGGATTAAAAGCGGGTTTTGGAAAGAGTATGTAAGCAGAAAATATAGTGTAATGATAGATGATAGATTGTATATTGACACACCAGATAAATTAGTGTTTCATATGAGATTCTTTGACGGCAGAAGAGCACCAACTAATAAAATTTATATGGACTTAGTAAAACAACGTAGCAAGATAAACTTAAATACTTTAGATGAAGAAGCATTTATTGTAGATTGTATTATGAGTGGGGTAATTAGTGAGCGAACCGATTGAGAATTACATAGATAGTTTTAAATGTGGTATTTGCCGTAAATTAGTAACCATGGTTAATAGGCAAGATAATAATAATGGGCATATATGGAGTTGTCAAGATTGCAGTGAGAAATATCCAAGATGGAACCATTTGAATACATAGTAACAATAGTATCATATGAAGAGTTTAATGAATTAGTTGATATAGCAGGTCACGATGAATTAATAGTGATGGAATTAATAGATGCAATAGCAAGAATTAATGGAGAGATATATGAGCAAACAAACTCATTTGGACAAACTTAATGTAAATCACAACTTTAACTACCACTGTGAAATACAATACGAAACAGAAAAAGCATTTGCTTATACAAGCGCCGTAGGTGACACAATACAAGAGCTAATGAAAGACATAGAAAATAGATTAAGCTACGTAAAAGACCGTGACCCTAAAATAGTAAAAGCAATATACTTGCCTAATAAAGAAAACATAAATATAACTCCAAAGATAATTTCTTTACTTACTTTAAGACCTGTTACACGCTTAAAATAATATATTTCAATAACTTTAAAAGTGTTTTTAAATTAAGATACTATAAAAGCAAGGAAAATATTATGCCCAAAGGTAAAGGAACTTATGGTTCAAAACGTGGTAGACCACCAAAAAAATCTAAACCGATGAAATCTAAAAAAGCTAGATTTGGCAAAAGAAAAAAATAATACAGCTCTTAATGTAGAGCTAGTTGGTATTAAAAATCTAAAGATGACTCATAACTGGCGTATTGAATTCGATGTATTTGAAATAGACAACGACAAAGTCAAAGACTTAATGGATATGTTAAACAAACCAATCTCGATGGGATTAGTGCAATTAGATGACTAAACAAACGCAGAACAAACGTGATCATAAAGATAATGGAAAGTTTGCTAAAGGCAATAAGCTAGGCAATAGATGGAAAAAAGGAGAGTCTGGTAATCCTAATGGTAGGCGCAATGCTTATACTGATTTAATAAAACAATTTAGCTTTCAAGAAGTAAATGGCAAAGAGCGTAGGGAAATAATATTAGGTAAGTTATTTCAATTAGCAGAACGTGGAGACCTTAGAGCAATACAATTCATAGTAGAGCGCATGGAAGGTAAAGCGTTAGAGCGACAAGAGCGAACAACAAAAAGCGAACCAATCAAAGTAATGGTTATAGGAGAGGACTAAATGGCAAAAACAGTAACTTGGACATGGGGTGGAAAAAGATATTCTGGAACACTCATCAGAGAAACAAAGACTCATAAATTTGCTAGAACTAAGAATGGAAAAACAAAAAAAATTAAAAAATGATTCAATGGACAGTAAATCAAACTCGCAAAGATATATTAAACGACCCGAGCAGATTCAAAGTTTTAGTATGTGGCCGAAGATGGGGAAAGACTGTACTGTCACTTATGTATTTACTGAAAGACCAATTCGAAGCAGGAGAGCGCAGGTGGTTTATCACACCAACTTACCGACAGGGGAAAATGATTGTATTTCCTATTCTACGCCAAATGTTTGCAGGGTTTACTGGAGCTAAATTGAATGAAAGCGAAATGTCTGTTGTATTTGATAATGGAGCAGAGCTTGCAGTTAAGGGCGCAGATAATGAACACAATCTTCGTGGTGTCGAACTCACTAAATGTGTAATGGATGAGATGGCTTATATTAAACCACATGTATGGGAAGAAATTGTTTACCCTATGTTAGCAACAACACAAGGAAGCGTTTTGTTTATAGGTACACCGAGTGGATATGATGTGATGTATGATTTATATAGCAGAGGGCAAAGCGAACCTGGATGGAAGTCTTGGCAATTTAAAACTATAGATGGTGGATTTGTACCAGCTGAAGAAATAGCTAGAGCAAAAAGAACAATGGATTCAACTTTGTTTAGGCAAGAGTTTGAAGCATCTTTTGAATCTACAGGAAATAGAGCAGCCTGGAATTTTGACAGGCAGGTACATTGTAAGCAAGCAGACAACTTATCTGATTATAAATGGTGGGGTTGTGATTTTAACGTAGACTGGATGAGCGCAGTATTATGCACTCAATACACTGATGGAACAATACACTATTATGATGAGATAAGATTAAAGAATAGTAATACTGAAGAGATGGCCAGGAAAATGAAATCTATTATGCCAGGCGTTGAAGTATATCCTGACCCTGCAGGCTCGGCTAGGTCTACAACTTCAAGAAAATCAGACCACGCTATTTTAAGAGATTACGGATTTTTAATTAGAGCAAAGAAGTCACACCCAAGCCACATAGATAGATTAAATGCTTTAAATAGAAAATTATTAGATGCAGATGGTAATGTAACAATGACTGTTGATCCGAAATGTAAATTCTTAATAAAAGATTTAGAGCAAGTGCAGAGAGATAAAAAGGGAGGCATTGACAAATCTAACATAGAACTCACTCACGCATTGGATGCTTGTAGCTATGCTATTGCATACAAGTTTCCAGTAATAAGTAAGGCGAGTACAATAATGAAATGGTAAAATAATATGTATAATTTTGGTAAAACAGTGAATCAAGTAGTAATCCCTGAACTATCTGAACAAATAATACTTCAAACAGTAGCTAAAGCCGAGCAAGAGTTTAAAGAAAAAGAGATGGCTGAAAGAATGACTGCTATGGATTTTTACTATAATATTAATATGGATAAACATATTGAGCAATACTTCTCAAGTGAATCTTTGCAACAAATTCCAACATTCCCTCAAAAAGTAGTTCCACGTTTTAGTAGAGCAAGAATGATGCTATATAAGAATGCTCCAAAAAGAATAATAGGTGGAGAGGAAAACGATGATTATAAAAACATCGCTTATATGCTAGATAGTCAAACAAAATGTTTTAGTGAGTTAGCTTGGTTGTTAGGTAGTTGCCACTTTAAAACTAAGTTTAATGAACGGAAACAAAGATTAGAATATGAAATACTTCCTTTTGTAAAAGAATACTATCTACAAGGTGATTCAGAGCCATACGGATATAGTTATGAAGTTGATAAAGGTAATAATAAAGATAGACAGTATGTATTCTGGTCAGAAGATAGAGATGGAATGCCTGGAATGCATTTTAGATTTAATCAAAAAGGAAATAGATATGCTGTTTTAGGGAACGAAGATATGATCAATCCGTATGGAATTACTCCTATCAGTAAAGTTATTTATCCCTCATCTAGTTATGATGTAATAAGAAGTGCTATACAAATTGGAATAGCAATGACTGAAATAGCATTAAGCGTTAGAAGTAGATTAGGGCAACCAGTTTTCACAGGAATAGATGAAGGCCAAAGTGTAATTAAGTCAGGTATTGATTCTGCAATTATATTACCAGAGGGAGCGACATTTCAATATGTTAGCCCAGGAGGAGGTATTAATGAGATGATTGAAAGTGTCAAAGCATTTGCAAATCAAACAGCAGAAAATAATCACCTAAGAATAAGATGGGGTGAATCGGGAGGTAATTCACCCTCAGGTGAAGCGTTGCGTATTTTAGAAATTGAAAACTTAGAATCTCGTGAAAGTGACATCCCTTATTTTAAAGAATGGGAACATAGTAGGTATGAGATAGACAGAACAATACTAGAAAAGCATGGGGTTATGAATTTAAATGAAGATTTATCTATTGACTTTGGTGAAGTATCTTATCCGATGTCTATTGATCAAGAACTAAAAATGCTAGAATGGAAGATGGCTAATGGTATTATGAGCCAACGTGATTTATTATTGCATTTTAATCCTGATATGAGCGATGAAGAATTGCAAATAAAGTTAAGTGAACTACAAGAAGAAAAAGCGACTCAGGTTCAACAAGAACGTGAAGCGCAACAACCTGTTAGCCAACTTGAGCGCATATTAAATGCCTGATTCTATTGACAATGCAGTAAATACGTTTATGGCTAATATTAAAGCTATTGAAGATGAACTACAGCGAGATTTAGAAAAGTTGGCATATAAGATGAGCCAAATGACTGATACTGAAATACTAGCGACAACTAAAAAACTTAATTTCTTACAAGAGCTAATTGATAAAGGCTATGGAAAAGAATTAAATAATTTAATGATTGAGTATGATGTATTATTAGCAAAGTCAGTACTTGAAGCAAATAAAAGAGGTATTATCCCTGTAGGCTCGGAAAGAGTTGAAGCGTTACAAACATTAAAAGATTTAGATACTGAAACATTATTAGGTAGGGCTAGTGCCTGGAGTAATGAAATGAAAAAGTCAATGTTTACAAGCATATATAGCGGAGCGAATATTCGAAGTGTTGTTGCATCTATAGCAGAAACAGAATTAGCTACATATCAAATGAATGTTGCAGTTAATACTGGGTTAAGACAATTTAGTGATTTAAGTAGATACTCAGTATTTAGAGGGCAAGATGTTAAATGGACTTATGTTGGACCACAAGATGATAGAACAAGAGATGATTGTCAATCAACGCATAATAATGAACCAGCTATTGGATATACAGAAGAACAAGTAAATAATGATACAAATACTCCTTTTGGCGTTCGTGGTGGTTTTAATTGTAGACATAGTTGGATGGTTTTATGAAAATACATAAAGTAATTGAAATGAAAAAAAGTGATTGGCTAGAACTAGGCGGGAAACTTGCTACAAGAATAGTTAAAGACGCAGATAGAGGTATTAGTCAAGATGGTAAGGGTAAGCCATTTGAACCTTATAAATCAAGCTATGCTATTAAGAAAGCAGCTGGAAAAGCAAGTTTAAAAGGTCTCTCAGTTAGTAGACAAATAAGTCCGCCCAATTTAAGACTAACTGGAACAATGCTAGATTCGATAAAAGCTCAAAAGCCAACTACTGAAAGTGTTGAGATATTATATGCAGACGGAGCTAAAGTGATGGGAAATGCTAAGCCACCTGCAAGACTTAAAAAGAAAAGAAGAAATATTTATGGCTTAAATGAAAAGAATACTGCGTTCATTCAAGAGTTTATGGAGTCTAAATATAACACTAAGATAAAAAAATTTGTAGCTGATATAATTGAATTTGATATTAGCATTTAACAATAACAAACATGGAGGACAGGATGTCTGAAGTAGCAAAAGAAGAAGTGCAAGAAACTGCGCAAGAGGTGGCAACTGATAGCCAAACACAAACAACTGAACCTAGCTCTGAAGTTGGTGGTTTGATTGCAGAAAGCAAAAAGTATAGAAGCAGGGCACAAGATGCTGAGACTAAACTAGCGGAACTTGAAAAGCAACTAGCAAAACAAGAAGAAGATAGAATGGCAAAGCAAAACGAATGGAAAGAGTTAGCTGAAAAAAGACAAAATCATATTGATACTATTGAAGAAGATTATAACAGGTTGAAAAAAAATGAAGAATCTTTTAAGCAAGAACTCCTTTCTGATTTTGAAGATGAAGACAAAAAAGAATTTGAATCCTTAAGTTTAGGGCAAATTCGTGTTCTTCATGGTAAATTAATTAACAATATTTCGAATGTTCCACCAACCGATGGGACTCCCGCAAGAACATCTAATCCTGATAATAAAAATTGGGTTGATATGTCATCTGAAGAAAGGCGTTCTAATTGGAGTTCTATTTTGGACTCATATCGAAAAAAATAGAATAGGAAAAAATAATGTCAAAACATTATCAAGGTAGCGCAAGCACCGCAACAACGGATCAACATTTTGTTCCTGAAATTTGGGGTGAAGGCATTTATAGGTTTTTTGAACGTAAATCAATATTCCGAAACTTAGTAGAAGATTACTCTGCTATGTTTGGGGGAGCTGGGTTTGGAGATGTACTTCATATTCCTGAAATCAGTTTAATAGGAACTGTTGGAAGTAAAGGCGTTGGAGCAGATGTATCTTATGATGCAACTGTAACAACTGAAACACAACTTACAATTAACAAGCATAAATATGTTGCTAAGTTATTTGAAGACGTGTTAAAGATTCAGGCAAACGCAGACATGGTTGCTAAGTACTCAAGAATGATGGGTGAAGCTCTTGCTAGACAAGTTGATGCAGACATTTGGACAGAGTTAAGTGCTATAAACCTTAGTATGGATTTAAGCGCAAATAATACTTTAACTGCTGCTAAATTTGAAGAAGCATTAACTAACTTAGGTGAGAACGATATTCCTTATATGGATGGAGACTGTGTAATGGTTGTTAATCCAACTTTATATGCAGATATTTTAAATCCTTCTGCTGGTTTATCTTCTTACTTTATCAGAAATGATGCTAGTGGAGATGGTTCTGGACTCAGGTCTGGTTTAGTTGGTTCGCTTTATGGCATTGAAGTCTACATGTCTAACACCATTAGCAGTGCCATTGCAAATAATACAGTTGTAGGTGCTGTTTTTCATAAATCAGCTTGTGCTATAGCAGTTCAGCAAGATGTTCGTGTTCAATCTGAATATAGCATTGACGCTTTAGGTACTAAAGTTGTTAGTGACATTTTGTATGGGGCTAAAGTAATTGACGATGGAGATAATAAAAAAGGAATTAAGTTTCTAAATCTCGGTTAATAAAAACCATAACATGTGGGGTATGATTCGCTCTGCCCCACTTTAAAAAAGGAAAGAAAATGCAATACTGGAAAAATTTTTATAATGGTAAAGTACAAAGAGTTGAAAATAGTGAATTAGAAAAACACCCAGAAAAACTTGAATCTTTGCAGAGTAAAGGCTATACAAGAATAAAGTCAGAAACAGATGATATGGTATATTCTGAGCCTAAAAAGAAGCAATCTAAAAAGAAAAAGAAGTAACGCTTTCAAAAATATTACTCTTGTTTTTAATTTTAATCGTTAATTATGTTTCATTCACGCTAGTCATAGCTTAGAAAGGTAGAGAAAATGGCAAATATACACAAATATTCAGTTCAAGAATCACAAAACGTATCATTAGGGCAAAATGGTTGCTTATTTGAAAGTGGCCAGTCTGCTATTTCAGGTAAAAATATAGTTGCTATACAATTTTTAGAAGATACAGCATTCTCATTATTAACGCCCGCAGATAGTTCTTATATAGGTTCATCTGGTGGTAATGGAGATGCGGTAAGTTCTTCCAATACATTCCCTCAAGGAGTTACCATATTTGGTAGTTGGACTGCTTTCACTTTATCTAGTGGATCAGTTATAGCATATTTAGGCTAACATGCTAGGATTAGCTAGTAGTTTAGTAAAAGGGGGTGCATCCCTCTTAACATATGTCAAGGACAACCTCAAGTTATACCTCGACTTCAAATCAAATAGGTCAGACGCACTTGCATTCCCATCAGAGGGTTCGACTTCGTTTGATGCAAGTACTGAAAAAATAACAGTAGGTCAATCAAATAGTATAGTAACTGGCAATGAAGTTACTTTGTCATGTTGGTTTAAATCGGTGGCTTATAATAGTGAAAGAGGTTATTTGATTCAAAATCAAAAAGGTGCGGGTTCTACAAATATTACTCTTCAAATTCATGGAAACGATGGAACTGCTTCATCGGGTTATATTGGTGGACTTGTTTGGAATGGTAGTAGCGCTCACAGTTGGACAACAGTAGATGGAAGTGTCGATGATGGTAAGTGGCATCATGTTGCATTTACATCAACTGCAACAACTCAAAAAGTCTATCTTGATGGTGTTTTAAAAGCTACAGAAACAAATACTTTTTCTAATTCAGCAAGTACAGATGCAACAATAATTGGTAATGATGGTGCAGATAATTATCCTTTTGATGGTAAAATGGCTAATGTAGCAATTTGGAATAGAGTTTTATCCCCCGAAGAAGTCCAATCCGTTATGAACAAGTCTTACAGTCAGTTAGGCTCTGTAGAAAAAACAAGTTTAGTTAGTTGGTGGGCGATGGATAATTCATCAGATAGAGGTGCTGATTTTTGGGATGTTGGTGTATTTACGCAAGAGGGAAGTCCTACTACAAGTACCTATTCTAATGGTTTATTAAATGTAGTAGGTAATGGTAATAACACAGGAGCAAGATTTAGTTTTCCAAGTACAGGGAGTACATCCCTTGAGGGGTATAATCAGTATGAGTTTTCTTTTGATATAAAAATAACAAGTGGTGGAGGTAGTAGTGTTAAAATTCAACATCATTATGCGGGTGCTATTAGCTCAACTTTTAATGATATAATAGATACTACTGAAGCACCAAATCAAGAATTTAAAAGATTTGTTACAACATTATATAATGATAACTCTGCAAGTGCTAATAGATATTTTGTTTTTGTACAAAATAATGCGAGTCCAACTGCTGAATTTCAAGTAAAAAATGTAGTACTTAAACCAATTACTGCAAATGATAGCAAAGGTTCTAATCATGGTCAGTTAGTACAGGAAGCAACAACTACCACATCGGTATATGGTGGCAATGCACCAATCTTACCTCGTGCAATAGACATAGCTGAATCACAAGCAGAGCAGATTGGGGATGGTAGTGCTTTGTTTAATGGTACTACAGATATAATTGATATTGGTTCTAATAGTATATTAGATAATGTATTTGTTGGTGGTGCTACTTTAACTGCTTGGATAAATCCATCAAGTGATGGTGAAAATAGTTTAGGTAGAATATTTGATAAGTCAGATTCTACAAGTGGAAATGATGGTTGGCATTTATTGACTAGCGCAGAAAGTGGCAGTTCTTGTAAATTAAGATTTGCTCATGGTCGTTTAACTACTATAGGTGGTTGGGATACAACTAATACAGAAGTTAATTTAAATGAATGGACTCATGTAGCTGTTACTTATAATAATAGCTCTACTGATAACAACGCAACATATTATATTAATGGTATAAGTGTAGCAGTAACAGAATTTAGTGCACCCGCTGGTAATGCAGTTGATGATTCAAGTAGAGATTTATTTATTGGTAATAACACAGGATTAGCAAGAACATTTGATGGCTCTATTGCAAGTGCAGGAATTTGGCAAGGCGAACTAACGCAATCTCAAATACAATCTGTTATGGAATCCACTTCCTATGCCAAGATACCCGCAAGTGTTAAATCGACATTGGGTGCAAATACTTTAAATCCACCTACAAGTAGTTCAAGTGAGGTTGGGTGGAATACAGATACTGAAGTTTTAACTTTTACTGAAAACAGATATGCATTGTGGGATAATGCAACAACTAAAAATAGCACTCTTTATAAATTTCAATATGAAATACTTACAAGAACTGCGGGTGGTTTAGCAGAAGGTGGTGGTTCATCTGGTTGGAGTTTTGGAACACTGCCAGACACAGTTGGAGTTCATACTATTTATAAAGTATCAAGATCAGATGCAACTGGTGCTGGTAATAATAGTGATTATCTTCAAATTCAATGCACAGGATTTAGGGGTACAATAGGCAATATTTCAATGAAAGAAGTCACTTGCGACCTCGTAGCGTATTATCCCCTTGATGCTGATAGTTCAGATACTTCTAATGGAACTGGAATTACAAATGATTTAACTACTGGAGAAACATTGGGTAATGAAATACTTACTACTAATGTTAAAACAGATTGGAATGCTTATGGAAGTAATGA